TTAGTATCCCTTATGTAGGTATTATAGCATAGCTTGACACCTATGCCAAATGTGTGTACAATACCCTTGTTAGGGTTCAAAGGAATTATCTTTAATATTATACAGTAGTAGTTATACCAACTTCATCACCCCATATTTTTTCTAAGAGTGCTTTATGGTGATCTACATTACCAATGTATCCCATCTTTTGACTAATCTTTACTCTATAATTTGCACTAGTGCGTCTTTGATGATTATAATGTTCGTAAGCCGTGATCATTTCATGATCATTTTCTAATTCAGTCATAGTAATAATTTTATCAAAACCAATTCTATAAACATCATCATCACATATTGTTATCCAAGGAATTAATCTGACCATAGTATGTGGTCCTTTATGAGTTAATTCTACTTTTAAAGGCTGATTTAAAAAGAAACAAGGCTCTATACCAGTATCATCTATCTGAGTAATGGCAACAATCTCTTCCCCAGATATTAATTTAAATACAAAATAGGTAGTTTCGTCATTCATTTTTATTTTTTAGATTAACTTTAATAAAATCAAAATTAAAATTCTCTTCTTTATAAATTTTAATTCTTTCTATTAAATGATTAAGAGTATAATTTCGTTTCGTTTCGGTCGAGCAATCATCTGCGATATCATACAGAGTTGCTGTGAATTTATTAGATCCTTTGCGGAGAACCCTACCAATACTCTGTAGATTTCTAATTCTCGATTTTGATGGTGAAGCAAAGATTACATTATGTAGATTTTTTATATTAATACCAGTAGAAAAAGTTCCATATGATGCAACAATAATTGCATTCTTTTCTTTTTCTGTAATAGAACGAGCTAATTCTCTGTTCTCAACATCAACTCCACCGTGAATAAAGAATACTTTTCTTTCATTATCTACGCAACTATTTATCATATCATATAGTATTTGTCCATGAGATTCTACTCTGTTATAAAGAATCAAAGTGTTTCCTTTCAAATCAAGTGCCAGGTTTTTGAGAAAGTTATTTCTTTGCTCATGTCCTATTAAGTATTGGATTTCATCCTCATACGATAAAAATTCTTTTTTTGGATGAATTAACAAAATTATTTTTGAATTTAATTTTGCAAGATAACCTTTCTCTATTAACTCATGAGTTTTAACTGTCTTATAAGATGGTCCAAATAATCCTTCTAACACTAACTTATGTGTCTGTGTACCATCTAAAGTACCAGTAAAACCATAACGATACTTTGCCATATGCAATTTAGTCATAATCTTTACAAGAGATGCTGACTTAAATTGATGTGCTTCATCTCCTATAACAACTTCAAATCTTTCAAAATATATTTTAGGTAGTTTATAGATAGATTGCCAGGTAGTAATAACAACAGGAGATTTTGCTTCTCGTTCTCTACCAGCATATATCTTTTGACAAAATGACTCAGCATCCCATCCATAAGAAGCAAAGTCCTTATACATCTGCTCTACCAGAGATGTCGTTGGAACAACTATCAGCGTACTTTTCTGTTGCTCTACGAAGTAACGAACAATTGAGTAAATCATCAAAGATTTGCCAGAGGCAGTTGGGCTTATCACTAGTCTTCTATTGTGTCTTAGAGCATCGTATACTCCCTCTATTTGATAATCTCTAGGTTTATGATTAGAGATAGCAGTCATATAATCTTTGACACCCTGATATGATATTCCTTCATTAACCTCAAAAGGAGTACCAAAGTACTTACTGTCTTCAAATTTATATTCATACTTATGACTCTTACAAAAGGAAACTATCTTATCTAAAAGTCCAACATATATTTCTCCTGTTTGTATATTAAATAAACGAATCTTCCCATCCCAATGACGCTTCCTATACTGGGGCATAAACTTAGCCCCAGGAACTTCAAAAGTAAATTGATCAGATAGTTCATGAGCAATATGAGGCTCTGTAACTATCTTCAAAAATACTTCATTCTTTTTAGAAATTTTTAAATTAAAGTCATTCACTATCACTGATATATCCTTCATCAATTAGATATTTTCTAGTCAGCGGAGTAGGTGTATAAGTTTCCCACATAGGACCATCACGACATACCTTAAGTGCATTATATGTCATGTTCTCTTCACGAGCAGCCCACCAGGCTTCTCTTTCCCATACTATAGATCCTTTTCTTATTTCATCATTATATGTTTTATCAACTATAGATTTTAGATACTTTGGAACATTTTCTTCTGGGAATACAATAGCAATCATTCTATTCTCAATACTTCCTGCCATACAATCCTGAACTGTATGCCATGCCTCATGCCTCATAACTGACATCAATGGTCTAGAACGCTGCATAAATGCATCATTTAAAAATATATTATTTCCAACAGTATAATAAACACCACGAGTAGCTATTGGAAAGTATTTTTGTGGTGCAATGTAAACCTTTACATTAACTTCATTCAATACTTCAACAAGACTATTAAATTCATGAGTAATTAAAGAATGATTAACATCATGAGTATAATAGTCTTGAAGATCTTTAATATTTTTTACTTCAACAACACCTTCTGTACACTCTCTCATCATTAAACAACCTAATGAATGATTAGTATAGTATTGTTCATCCTCTAATTCAAAACTTAGAGCTGATACAGGTGATGCTAAAACAAATGACGCTAAAACAGTAAGTAGTTTTTTCATAATTAACCTGCAAGGTTTTGCCAATCTATAATGTTTTTTAATTGATAACTTCGATTATTGATCTGTTTAATGATGTCTTCGAGATAAGTTAACATAACATTATAATACTTAATCTTCAAATCAATAGTTTGGATCCTTTCATCAGCATCCATATATCTCTTGACAGCTTCTTTCTCCCTAACTTTATAAGGAAAAGGTTCGGCCTTATACACTTCAGAAGAAGATTTCCCAGTATAATAGTTAAACCTATCTAACTTAATAGTAGATTCCTGAGTTTGTGCTTTCTCTTTAAGAAGTTTTAGATTATTATATACATCCCAATACTTCGCATGAAGGGATGGTATCTTTGCTGCCTCATCGTGAATTTTTATTCGATCAATCTGTGAGTCTTTCTCCCACATACTTTGTATAATTTCAAGATTCATTTAGACAATAGACGAAGTTCTCAATTTGAATTGGGTATCAAGTATTTCATATACAAGATACTTAAAAGTAACTGTAGCCGTAAAGTATGTATAATCGTTTTCTGAAGCACTAAATTCTAAAGTACTTAGTGACACAGGGAACATGTCTTTAAATTTGACATATGCCATTGGATTAAAATTACTATTTAAAATAGTAAGAGTACCATCACTAAACTGTTGTAAGTTGTCAATCTCTCCTTCATCATCAACTAGATCTTTAAATTGTTGAACAGAATCTGGGTAACCAAGTGCATAAATCCATCTATGAATTTCTAAGAAATTTTCTAAATTTTCATCTACAATAAACTGTAAAGTAAGATCTTCAAATTGAATCTGATCACCAGGAACAGGTATAGCTTTTAGATAGTTACCCACCATAATTTCTCCCAGTTGAATACCAGGTATTCTTGCTGAGTTAGAAAAGAAATCAACCTTAGGTGCCTTAGCAAGATTAAATTGAAATCCAGATGGAGATAAGAAATTTCTATTCTTAATCTGCCTATCGTAAAAAGTGTTAGCCATTACCCTCTTTCAACTATTACAACACCAGGAGATGGTCCCATTGTAGTGCCCCTTTTTTCTCTATTTATTCTCCTTTATTTGTCCTATAATCTGTGAGGGATAATCTATTAATATCATGACATCTTCAGCCACTTCTGGAGGCACAACTATACAGAATCCTATACCCATATTAAATACTCTCTTCATTTCCTCTTCTGGTATCTCACCAGCAAGCATAATCTTATTAAAGACAGATGGTATTGGCCAAGAGTTCCAATCAATATGTGCTTCCAATCCTTCAGGCAAACATCTTGATACATTTTCCTCAAGTCCACCACCTGTGATATGTGCCATACCTAGAATAGGAACCTCATCTAATAACTTCTCAATAGTAGAAGCATAGATTGTAGTTGGTGTAAGTAACTCAGGTATATCTTTATAACATATCTTCTGCTTCCATATCATATCATTGATAAGACTATATCCATTACTATGCAATCCACTACTTGCTATACCAATTATCTGATCACCTTTTTTAATGATCTTACCATCTACTATCTCATTCTCCTCTACAATACCTGTACAAAATCCAGCAAGATCAATGTCGTTAGAAAAACGACCATGTTCGGCAGTCTCTCCACCTAGAAGTTCCACCCCTGCTATCTCACATCCCTTAAGAATACTCTCCATAATCTGATAGATGTTATAATCTATCTTCTCAGTAGAAATATAATCTAAAAAGTATAATGGTTTAGCACCACTACAGATTACATCATTAACACACATTGCAACCAAATCTTGACCAATGGTTGTATAGTCATTAGCAATCCGTGCGATATTAATCTTAGTACCTACACCATCAGCACCAGATACTAAAACAGGTTTTTCATAATCAGGGGGTATTTTAAACATACCACCAAATCCATGACTGGCAATAGGTATAGACTTTGCAAATGCATTACCTGCTTCTATGTCAACTGGGTACTTCATCATCATTTAATTTTTCAATCCATTCATCATCAGCAATAAAAACTATTGGTCCCTCGGCAATTCTTTCTGCCAACTCATCAAATAGTTCTTCATCTTCCATAATAATATGGCTGAGTCATATTATTTAGCATAAAAAAAGAGACCCAGAGGGTCTCTTTGTAGTGTATGTGAATCGAAATCACATGAGGTTTTGTACAACAGTACGCTGGTAATAGCGGTTGCTGTTGCTTGTGATGCGACCCAGACCTTGTGCAGTACCTTCTGCGAAGGGGTTGGAGACAAGACCATAACGGGTCTTAAAGCCAATTTTAGGTTGGAAAGTGTTCTCGCCAACTGCGCGTACCATCTGTAGAGGTACATATGGGCAGTAGAAGAGTCCAGCATCATAAGGTGAAGAACCTTTGTATCCAACAACATAGTACTGATTTTGAGCACTATTTGCAGAGAAAGGATCAATATAAACGCGATACTTACCGTTGATAGTACCAGCAAATGTGTTGCCAGTATCGTCAACCTGTAGGTTAGCGTTAAGAGCAGGTGTATAATCAAGTACACCAGCCATCGTTAGAGCAGAAGCGACATCAGCACTAGTTAGGATGATGTTGCCCTTTCCACGACGAGTTCTTTGTGCGATGCGGTTGGCATCTCGCTCAATATTGAACAGAAGTCCTTTGAATTTCTCAACGGACCAACGACCATTACTGTCTACATCTAGGTTGAAGAAGCCATTGTTGGCAACATTAACCTGTGAACCTGCTTCAGCAGTCTTGTAGATAGTACGAATAACTTCACGGTTGATCTCAGCAAGGATCTCACTAGAAAGAATGTTAGCGAGTTCTGCTTCTGCATTAAGACCATGAATTGCTTTAAGGTCTTGAGCAAGTTCCAGTGAATACTCAGCTTTCAAAGCACGAGACTTGGCGGTAACCGTCACTTTCTCGATGGAGAATGCCATCTCGTTGAAGTGACCATTGGTGCCGTCGCCTAGGGCTTCAGAGTCACCAGTTGCCATACCTTGACCAATGCTATACTGAGACTGAACAGCATCAGAAGCATTGTTTTCTAGGATAGCAGGGTTAGTACCACGCTGGCTTCCAGTAGAACCGAAACCAACAGTACCGTCGTCATCAACTCCTGCGGTGTAATCACCCTGAGTTGTCTGACCAACATTAGTACCAGCCTTGTTAGCAGAGAATGCAGAATCAACTTCATCGAAGAAGGTCTCATTTCCAGTCTGATCGGTGTAGCGGGAGCGCATTGCAAAGATAAGTCCAGTAGGACCATTCATTGGCTGCACACCAGCGAGTTCATAAGCAACCAAATTCGGCATCGAACGACGAATAAGACTGATTAGAACGGGGTCGAAACCTGCAACAGGACCAGCAGCAGCTGCGCTACCACTGAAACCACCCGAAGCACCAACAGCATTACCTGCGTTCGTAGGAGCTGCTTCAGTTAGCATTGAGGTTCCGTTTTCAAAAGCAGATTGCTCTTGAAGGAATTTTTCTTGGTTCTCTAGGAGAACGGCGGTTACTGAACGGCGGTGAGCATCCTTAATAGGATCTACCCCATCAGCATCGAGAAGTGGTGCCCACTTCTCCATAATTTGTTCGGCGTTGTACATAGTACTTTACTTAATTAGAGTTTGTGGATAATTATTTTGCTGCCAATTTCAGGGCAGTGAGATACTGATTCATTGATTTAGTTACATCAACTTCAGCCTCATTTGATATACCTTCCGAAATGGTTTCGGATTTGCTTGAAACCTGGGGCTTGCCATCCTTAGGGAAATAAGATTCCTTAAGAGTAACTAGCTTTTCACGGTATTCTGATTCACCCACAAATTCAACGCCTTCAGCTAGAGATTGCAACTTCTCTTTTTGTGTCTCAGCAAGTCCTTCGGCTACTTCACGGAAAATTCCATCAGCTGTAGATTCGCCAAGACGCTTATTGAGAGAGATGTTCTTCTCTATCTGTTCATTGAGTTTGATCTCCATATCATCTAGTTTATTTACCATGCTTTCCAGCACATCATATTTATCGTCAGGGATTGAAACATAATGATCTTCAAAAAGACTCTTCATTCCACTAAGGAATGATTCGGTCATTTCGGTCTTGAGACCGTGCTCGACCTCGATAGCATTTTCTTTGAGCCATTCATCTGACACATACTCAAGGTATGAATCTGTACGCTCAAGAAGTTCTGTCTTAACACCCTCTAGGTGCTCTGTCAAAGTCTGTTCATATTCGGTAGACATCTCTTCTTTAACAACATTAACTTTAGAGTTAACTGCTGCTTCAAAGATTGTCTTAGCCTTTTCTTGGAACTCTTCAGAAAGTTCTTCACCACCGAATAGTGCAGCAAGATCTTCTTCTACATTAACTGTAGGAGTTTCTTCTGCCACTACTTCTTCAGTAGTAGGTTCTTCAGCAACAACTTCAGCAGATTCTTCTGCTTCAGGATTGTCACCTTGCTTCAACACTTCAGTCCCAATAGACTGCATTTTGTCAGCAGCGGATGCACCTTTGTTGACGATATCTTTTACCGTCTTAACAGAGGCTTCTTTTACCTTTGCTGAGTTGTCTGTGGACTTATAGTTCTGAGGTGTTGGGCCTCCGAGATCCTCGTAAGATGCTGATGCTCCAGGACTAGTGGAATCATCAACCTTCTTCATAGGATCACCAGCCTTCGCACCCCTGGTTACAGGGTTGTCCATTTCCTTAAGTTCCTTTGCGGCCATTTTTAATTTACTCCGAATAGAATCGTTGTGGTAATCTGTATTTATTTATAAAATGTTAGAGATTTGATAAGAATTGATTAAACAATCCGAGCTTGTTCTCCTCAAGCTGCTTTTGATCAACTAATGTATTGATCTTTTTATAAGTCTTATGCGCTAATTGCTCTCGCACAATACCACCATCCCACACCCAATCTTTACCTTCCATAATACCTGCTACAAAAGCATCAGGAGCAGAAGGATCAGCAACAATGTCAGCAGCAGTTGCAAGAGTAAAGTCATCAGAGACAACCTTTACACCCTCATTGTTTACTGCCAATGTGCCAAGACCACGAGATGATACACCCAATTTTACACCTTCATCAATAAGATTTTGTGCGATCTTACCCATAGGTGTAGAAAGAATTTTTGCTTTACCAATAAAATTAGATCCACTTTCTTTAAGTGAAACAATTTTATGAGAAACCCTATCTAGGTTTACTGTTGGTCCTTCGGGATGTCCGAGTTCTCCAACTGCACGACCAGACTGAACAAAACTTTCATTGTACCTTTGAACTTCTCGACGAAGAGTGTTCAATGGATACATACGACCGTTACGGTTCTGAATATCTCCTTGAAGGAAGATACCCTCAATGAACATAGACTTTTTACCGTTGCGTTCTTCAACAATAAATTCTACATCTTCAATCTGTTCTGTGATTAACTTCATCGGTTTAATTGGTAAATCCTACTTTAGAGACCTCAACAGCATTACCTGTTACATAGATCTTATCTGATGCGTTTTTCTCAACCAAGTCTGCACTATTATTGAGACTCGTAAACGAACCAATAACAGTACCACTAGAGTCAGTTCTAACTACAACAGCAGCACCTGCTGTTGAAAGTACTCTTACTACAGTAGCTTTATCAACATCTGTAGCATTACCAGACCCTACTGCTAATGCAGCTTTTGCTGCTAAAGGTAATATCCTAGTCATTAGTTTCCCCTTCAGGTTGAGATTCAACTTCAGTTGCAGTTCCCACTTCGCTACCAAAGAGACCTGTGGCAGCAGCTGGTCTTAATTCATCTACTCTTTTTGCTGATTTAGAAAAAAGAATATCTTTAATTTGATCGCTGATATCTGCGGCAGACGCATCTGTCGCAATCATATTGACAAGCTCTTCCATAATTAATTATTATACTAAGGTTATTTATATTTCTCCCTCATTGGGATTAGGCATCTTCTGTGGTTGAGGCGCGGGAGGTAAACCTTCTGCTGCCATTTGATCTGCCATTGGATCACCGAAAGCACCCTGTTCCAACTCTAGCATTTGTTGATTTGGATCAGGTAAAACTCCCTTAGCAATCTCATCTTCAATCTGCTCATCAATTTCAACAATCTCTTGATCTCTTTGACGCAGAACATTTCTCCTTACAAATTCTGTAGAATAGTATCTACCAACATAAGGTTCTACCATACCAAGAAGACCTAAACGACCTTCCATCAATTCCTTATCCTTCAGTTCTGCAAAGTGATTATCATAGATAAAGTCGAACTGAATATGCTCAGTCATTATCTCCCAATCTTCTGGAGTGACAATATTTTTAATAAGCAATTGCGTCCTTAGCATATCTAAGAAGATCTTACCAAAACGCTTACGCAATCTACCCACAAACTTACTAAACTTAAGTTCATCTCTTAGAATCTCTGAAGATCTACCAAGATTAAATCCATCACCAGATCCAGCAATCCTAGACTCAGGTACTCCAAGAGACCTGTACAACTTAGATTGGAAGTATTCAATGTCTGCTAGTTCTCCTAAGTTTTGCCCACCAGGTAATGTAGTAATTTCAGTACCACGACCACCTTCACGACGAGGAAGCCAGAAGTCTTCTAACATAGACATATACTTTTTATCATCTCTCACTTCTCCTGTTCCTGAATCATATACTAACTTATTCCTATAACGAGACATTACATCTCTAAGGTATTGCTCTGCCTTAATCTTAGGTAGGTTACCAACATCAATATAAAATATCCTCCTTTCTGGAGCACGAGACATACGGTAAATAACCAAACTGTCTTCAATCATTCTAAGTTGATTGAGTGACTTAATTGCCTTCTGAAGATATGATAATACCGTTCCTTTATTTCTATCTACAAGACCAGATGTACAATATGTAATAGAGTCCTTAGCAATTTTAACTCCAGACATCGAAGTACCTGCGCCACCCATTGCCATATTGGTAGGATAGCGTGGTTCAGGAGTATACATGAAATACTCTTCTATCTTAGGGAAGAATACCTTTTCTGATTCATGTAAATTTGCTGTATTAAAAACACTACTCCTATCATCTTTCTGCTTCTGTTCCTTACGAACATATCGCATTTTCATAGGATCAATATACCTTAATTCTTGTATACCATCCTGGGGTTTTTTAATATCAATTACTTTATTGTAGTATACCCTACCATCTACATACCAATTCCTAAAGATCTCATGTGCTTTGGAATCAAAATCTAATAGATCTTTAATATGTTTAAACTCTGCTCTAATTTTATCCTTAATACCATCCGATGCATTAAGATTATCCAGATCAATTTCTACAGGAGAATCATTAGTATCTGATACAATTGCTTCATTAACAATATCTTCTACCGCATTGTCCACCTCAGGGTGGAGTGCCATCTCTCTATATTTCCGAATAGCAGCATGTTCATTCTTATAGATCCCTTCAAGATCTATGACCTGACTACTAAAACCAGACTGTATATAATAATCAACCCCATCCTCGCCTGTCTGCGGAATGGGGGATACTACACCCTTAGGTGCATCATCTTTATCCTCAATAGAGAATCCAAACAACCGTGCCATTTTATAAAAAGATACCTTGATACCCTTCTATTTAGACGGTCTCAGATCAAGCGACTGCGCCGCCTTGACCTGCTGCTTCCCACCACTGAACCTGTAAGGTTACAGTAAACTCTTCGACAGAATCGGAAGAATCGTATGATAAATCTATTTGAGAAACATTTGTTGGGAAGATACTGTAGAACTTATAAGTCCTAAGTACAGGCATATTCTGATCAGAAGATTGTGACCCTGCATCAACACCAGATCTTCCGAGCTGGTATACATATGCATCTTTAGTGTAATCTTCAGGATTGATATTACCTGCGTTATCAGATACTTTGGATATGGAGTTCATCCATCTCTCAAAGGAACCTCTGATAGCAAAGTCTGTATCGTTAATTACAGTGATTGTCCATTCGTCGAATGTCCTGTCACCTGCAATTTTAAGTTGCCTTCCCCTAAACGGAACGCTAATTGGAGCAATGTTAGAAGCAGGAAGTGCAGCTGCCTTGACAAGGAATCTTGTCTTAGGATCAATGTCACTTACTGATGAATCTACTGCACCATCGGGGAATGCAAGAACCACCTCAAATAGATTAGGTCTTGCAATTCCACCCGTCAACCTCGACTTAAACTTGTCGATGGTCCGTTCAGAAGTCTTTGGGGGGTTTTGGGAATTGATTGCCATTGGTCTTTTTACCTATGTGAGTTAATTAAAATCAGACCTTACCAATAACTTCGTCGAAGGAAACACCTGTGCGTGTAGCAACAAATGTCAGACCGATGAAGTTAATAGATCTTGCTGGCTTAATGTATATATCAGCAACGAATTCGTTACTGTCAATGATAGCAGGGGTGTTGTTGGTCTCATCGCAAATAACGACGAAATCTTGAATACCACGCTTGGACTGTACATCACGAAGGAATGGTTCAACAATGTTGATGAAATTAATCCTTGTAATCTCATCGTTGAACTCAAAGAGTACATCCTTAGCAGCGGCAGCAATTGCCTTCTCAAGGAAGATGAATAGACGACGAACATTAATTCGGTCAAAAGCAGAAGACCTACCCAATGCAGTCTTATCACCAAAGAGGATAATACCTGCTCCAGGTGAGAAGATAATAGGGTTAATTCTATTAGAGTAAAGTTTGTCTCTATGTACTTTGTTAGGAGCGTATGCTAGTTTAACAGCATTTAGAATAGCACCCCTAGCAGTTCCACCTGGTGAGAACCAAGGGAAGTTGTTGATATCGTTCCTGGCACAAGTACCAGCGATATCTCCATTCATAGGAACATATCTAAACTGTTGATTAAACCTGTCATACATGTACTTATAACTGCTATCTAAAACAGCATAAGAACTTGATGTAATCGGAGAGTAGTAACTAACAATGTTATCTGTTACTGTATCCGTATTAAGTGTGAGTGATTCTCCATCACCAGATGCACTTAAGAAAGAACCTCTGTATGGTGACAAGAATGCAACTGTATCTTTTCTAAACTCGGCAATTTCGATCAGTTTATTTGATAATGCCTGTGTTTCATACTTACCATGATTAGCACAACCTAGTAGTAAGAAATCAAGATCATACTCTTCTGGGTTACGAAGATAATCATATGCCTCTGCAAGAGCACCGATATCTAAGTTAAGTGCATTTGCTTCAGTAATTGTGGAAATACCATTATAGTTCTTACCATTTGCAAGTGTAGCAACATAGTTACCAATAGAACTAAAGGTAATGTTCTCAGTATCCTGATCCCATCCACCATCTCCAAAGACATCCCAGTCATCCTCTGAGAAACCAGTTGTTACGATTCCAGCAGGGCCACCACCAGCAAAGAGGTTAGCAGAACCTACTTCAAGAACTTTTCTCCAATAAGCAGATGAACCTGCAGAATATTGTGCATCTTTTGCCTTAGAGATATTTGTAAATTTCTCTAGTACTGATCCTGAGTTACCAGTGATCTTACCAGCGTCATCATAGACAACAACATGAAGTTCATCAAATCTTGAATTCCTGTTAGCAGCGTAGGAAGAAGTTCCTGGCTTATCAGCAATTTGATTCCACTTAACAACAGCACCGTTGTTTAATGTAATGGATTGTTGATCAAACCAATCAACTGAGTTAGTATAACTCGATAGACCACCATAAGTTGCTGGTGCAAGTCCTCTCCAACTACCATACCTGCGTACTTCACCAGTGTGAATACCAAGATTACCTGTTTCTGAGAACTGATAATTACCTGCTTGTTGATAATCAACAGAAGTTTCAGTACCTGCACCAGATACATGAGAGATCAACTTAACGGTGATTTGTGCATCACCGACTTCGACGATCTGTCCTTTAAAGTATCCATCAAGAACACTAGTAGAACCAGAACCAGCAATAACTGTATTAGCAGGAACGGTTTGTGTTACAGCGTAACCAACCTGAAGATCGATAGGATCAATTGGAATGGTTGTTGAACCATAACCCAATACATTAGTAGTAACAATACCAGATAGAACTTGATCTCCAAATCCGTCAATGGTTGCTACTTTAATACCATTCGACCAAGAACCTGGGTTCTTAGCAGCATACACAACACCAGCAATGGTGTTCTCATTATACTGACTATCAGTGTAATCGTCAGGACTTTTAATCTTGACACTTGCAGCAGTACCAACGAAACCATTCTTAAGTTCTTCGTCATCTGCCCTAACCACCCTCATCACACCACCGTAGGCGAGATAGGATGAAGCAGTTAACCAATACTCATAATGATTATCCTTAGGATAAGGCTGTCCATAGGTGTCCAGAAGATCCGCTTCTGTCTCTATGAGTTCAGGACTCTCGACTGGTCCCTTTGCAAAGGGTGCAGCCAAACCAGCGGTCTTTGTCGATGTTGCATCGACTCTACCGTTGGTAAGGTCTACCTCCCTTACAACTATACCAGGAGATGCTAAATTAAGCGGCATCTTTTTATTCCCCTATAGATCATATTTGTCTATGATTATTTATTGTTTATAGGGTTTTAAACGGGGAAACAATGCGTGAACATTACCAGTCAGGGTAGAGATGATCGTGTCCAATAGGTTCTTCATAAAAATCCCCTACCTTAATACCTTCCTCATATTTTTTTCTTTTTCTACTAGAAATTATTCTTTTAACTGTACATTCTTTACATTCATAAGAATATGATGAAGGAAGATGTGTACTCTTCTTATGAGTTATATAATAACCTTCTATTAAATTCTTAACACCACCACAGACTCTACATCTTCTTTCACTCAGTAATAATTCACCATGATCAAATTGTGACTCTAAGTCGAATTCCATTGCTTTAAAATCCAACTGCTAGAGTTTTGTTTATGTGTTCCACCAACCCCAAATGCAAATTGCACTCTAGGATCTTTATCAAACTCATCAATCTCAGGTATATTATCCTGTGTTCTATCTCCACCATTAGCAAATAGAACATCATCAAATAGTACTAGAGTCTTTTTAATAAGATCTATAGAACTATCATTATCATCATTAAATGGTACAGCACTATCAACCATTCGCAATTCTTTAATGACTGCCATCCTTTCTTCTATAGGCATAAATGGTTTACCTTTCTTTCTACCTAACCATTCATCAGAGTTCAATCCTACTATAAGGATGTCTCCTAATTTCTTTGCTTCTTTAAAGTGTTCAATGTGTCCACTGTGGATAGGGTCAAATCCACCACTAACAATAACAACACGCATTACTTATACTCCCACATAAATGACCGATCCCCATACTCATCAACCTTTGCCCACCTGTCACCTTCTTCATCTACAAATTCATCCTCATCATCAACACCATCTAGGATAAATCCAAATGGAGCCATGTCTTGTTCAATCTGATTCTTTTGCTCTTCATAGATACGCTTCCGCACATCCGTATCTGTCATCTCCTTAAAGTAATCTTGTGCTACCAACCAAGCAAAGATAACAAGACACATTGCAAGGTCATCATGGCAACCATCTTCTGCCTCCCATGATTGTTTTTTTTGTACAAAGGTTGTTAGTTCTGCGATAATATCATAATCATTCGTTATTATCTTATCATCTTCCATTAAAGTTTTTAAGTTAGAGCAACCCAACTTCTTAACTGCTGCTGTCATCCTAACACCCATCTGTGTTCTACTACCAGAGAATCCTGATCCTACTTGCTGACCATTCCTACCCCTCATAGCACACATTAATAAATTTTCATATTCTAAATCATAGTTTAAGATAGATGCTACTTGCTCTCCTATATCATTAATCTCTACTAAAACATATGCTTGATTATATGCATTCGCTATATCCATTATAAGGTTAGGGAATAGCATAGGTTTTATTTCATTGTTCCTATACCTAGCTACTGTTTTATGTGGAAATGTGGTAATATCAAATACTATAAAGCAGGAATAATCGCCATCAATACCTCTAGCAGTATCGACAGTAATAATGTAATCATTACCTTTCACAGGGTTTTCATAAATGAGGAGACCCTTTCCGTTAGTCTGTATTGGATCCTCGAAGACGAGATTCCTAAGTTTAGCGACACTAATGAGAGTATCAACAGATCCTAAGAACTCACATTCAAACTCAACTTTGAACTGTTGTTCAGAGGTGTTCTTAATAGTCTGTTCTTTCCAAACAGCATCTCTACCAGGTACTTCAGACCAGTGAACTTCCGTAGCAGTATATTCATTCTTACCCCTCTGGGCATCATGCCAATACCTATAGAAATGGTTCATACCACAAGGGGTAGATACCATTATGACTTTCGTTGATTTACCAGAAGTAATAGTAGGATAAACACTACTAAAGAATTGCTCTGCAATATGGTTTGGAACGAACGCAAATTCATCGAGGAAGATGATGTTAAACGACATACCTCGGACAGCAGAAGCAGATGTAGATGCTGCCAATATCTTACTGCCATTCTCCAACTCCATTGAACCTTTGTTCCAGGATAGTATACCCTGTTGCATCCACTTAGGCAAGTTCTCATAAGCAGTCTGCAATCTACCAAGTAGTTCTCTTGCAGTTGCTGCCTTGTTTGCTAATATACCTACATTTACACTATCATTGAATACAATAAAATGTAATAGATATGCAACAGCAGTTGTAGACTTACCAGTCTGCCTTGGCATCTTGCATATATTAAATCGTTTATCATGGAAGTTTTGAATTAACT